CTTGTTAAATACCAAGGCGGCGAGGAACTGTTCCTTAAAGGCGATACGCTTGCGGCGGCTTTCGCCGAACAGCGGGACGCGCTGGAGAACGACGACCGCGAGGGGCTTGTCGCCGAATACCTCGACGCCCTGCTCCCTGAAAACTGGGATACGATGGACATCTACCGCAGACTGGAATATATCCGCTCCCCCGACGACCCCACGAGGACGAAGGGCTGCATCCGCAGGAGCCAGGTTTGCGTGATGGAAATCTGGTGCGAGTGTTTCGGTAAGTCCCGCGAATCCATCAAGAAGGCTGACTCTTATGAAATCCAAAGTATCCTGAGCAGGCTCGGAGGCTGGGTTAAGTTCAGTGGCGGCAAAACGGGCAAACGATATGTGCCTATGTATGGACCCCAACAAGTCTTTATCAGGACAGACTGATTGCCCAGCATTGACGATTGGGGCTTCGGCAACGACATCGGCAAAGTCGCAAGACCCTTATAAATCGGCGTTATGTGGTTGCAAATTGCCCATATGCCTATAAACTCCTTATTAAATCTTATTTATATAGTAGAAAGAGAAACAGGCATGCGTAATACGCGCGCGTAAGGTCTATAGGAAAAAACGGCAAGTTGGGCAATCCAAAAACGGAGGTCAACATGAGAGAGAAAACCATAGAGCGGAAACTCGTCCAAGCGGTTAAGGCGATGGGCGGTATCGCGCCCAAATTCATAAGCCCCGGCTTCGATGGGATGCCCGACCGCCTTGTGCTTCTGCCGAATGGTAAAATCGCCTTTGTGGAAGTCAAGCGGCACGGGGAGAAACCCAGCCCGTTGCAGGAAGCAAGACTTAGGCTGCTCCGGCGGCTGGGATTCAAAGTCTACGTCTTGGACGACGCGGGGCAGATACAACAAATTCTTAATGAGGTGGGATGTGCAAATGGAAGGTTTATTAGCAAGGGCTGACCTTCACGGTTATCAGAGATATGCCGTTGGATTTATCAAAACAAATACCGTGAGCGCAATCCTACTGTCTATGGGGCTTGGCAAGACGGTGATTACCCTGACTGCCCTCGTGGATCTGTTGTTTGACAGCTTCGAGGTACACAAGGTTCTGGTTATTTGTCCTCTCCGCGTCGGGATTGTATGGGTTGATGAGATTAAAAAATGGAGCCATCTGCAGTTTCTGCAATGTTCCGTTGCCATCGGAAGCGAAACAGAGCGGAAAGCGGCGCTCAAAGCCAAAGCTGACATTTACATCATCAACCGCGAGAACGTCCAATGGCTCATCGAAGAAAGCGGGCTACCCTTCGACTACGACATGGTAGTGGCGGACGAACTCTCGTCTTTCAAGAACCACCAGTCAAAGAGGTTCAGATCGCTGATGAAGGTTCGCCCCAAGGTGAGGCGTATCGTTGGGCTGACGGGTACGCCAACCGGCAACGGGCTGATGGATTTGTGGGCTGAGTTCCGGCTCCTTGACATGGGTAAGCGGCTGGGGCGGTTCATCGGGCAGTACAGGGCGGCGTACTTCCTACCCGACAAGCGAAACGGCCAGGTCATATTTAGTTACAAGCCCCTGCCGTATGCCGAGGAGGAAATCTACCGTAAAATCGCTGACATTACTATTTCCATGAAGTCCACCGATCATATACAAATGCCGGAACTGGTGACCGCCGAGTACCCCGTTCGGCTGTCGGACAAAGAGCGGGAGCGGTATGACGAACTACGGCAGGACTTGGTGCTGAGACTGTCGGGCGACGAAGTGACCGCCGCTAACGCTGCCGCCCTGTCAGGAAAGCTCTGCCAGATAGCGAACGGCGCGGTTTACGGAAACGATGGCGAAGTCCACCTCATACACGACCGCAAACTGGACGCGCTGGAGGATCTGATTGAGGGTGCCAACGGCAAGCCGCTGCTGATTGCTTACTGGTTTAGGCACGACCTGGATCGGATACAGAAACGATTCAACGTCATAAAGCTGGACAGCGCCGATTCCATTAAACGGTGGAATAACGGCGAAATCCCGGCGGCAGTCCTCCACCCCGCTTCCGCCGGACATGGGCTGAATTTGCAGGCAGGCGGCTCTACCCTCGTGTGGTTCGGGCTTACCTGGAGCCTGGAGCTCTACCAGCAGACTAACGCCAGGCTCTGTCGGCAGGGGCAGAAAGACACGGTGGTTATCCACCACATCATCGCCAAGGGGACGATTGACGAACAGGTCATGGCCGCCCTCAAGCGAAAGGACAAAACCCAGGCCGCGCTTATCGAGGCGGTAAAGGCGAATCTGTAAACCTACGGAGTAAATCAACGACAACCAAAGTCAAAAGCTGCCAATCCGAGGGAAACAAAACCGAATCGGAGGTAGGCTTATGAACAACGAAACAACAGAGCGCATCAGATGCGCGGCTTGCAGCTTCGCGCGCGCCGACAAATCGGCAAGCAACAGGACATGGACGGCTTTCCAGTGCAGCAACGATAAAAGCGAGTATCACAGGTGCCTGCTAAACATCACGCCAAATGGCGACAAACAGTCGCGGATAACCTGGACAGGATGTGAGCTTGGGGAAAGGAGACAGAGTTTATGACGGTTAAGGAATACTTGGCCCAAACCCGGCGGATAAACCGCCTTATAGACGCAAAATTAGAGCAGGTACGAACACTTCGGGAGCTCGCCGCCAAAGCCACATCCACTCTATCTCCGACACCGCCGAGCGAGACGCGCAATGTCCACCGCATGGAGGAGATCATCGCCAAAATGCTGGATTTGGAGAATGAAATAAACTTAGACATCGACAGGCTCGTCGACTTGAAGCGGGACATTACAAATGTTATCCGTTCTTTGAATAGCCCAGACTACAGGGTACTCCTGGAGCTGCGATACCTCTGCTTCAAGACATGGGATGAAATTGCGGCGGATTTTCATTGCAGCGTACGTCACGTTCACAGAATACATGGTGAAGCATTAGCTGCCTGCTCTGCGCGGGTAAAAGATGTCACTATAATCTGTTGAATGTCACACCAAAAATTTGATAAGATTACAATAGCAAAATATCTGAGAGGGCGCTCGTCATGCGGTGGGCGTCCTTTTACTTTGCCGAAAATGAGGTGACCCGATGCCCCTTAAGCCCAAACGTCCCTGCTCCCACCCCGGCTGTCCCGAGCTGAGGGACGGCAGGTTCTGCGAAGAACACGCCAAACAGGAAGCAAAACGATATGAACGCTACCAGCGCGACCCGGCGACGCGCAAGCTCTACGGCCAGACGTGGCGGAAGGTGCGCGACCGCTACCGCGCGGCTCATCCGCTCTGCGAACGCTGCTTAGAGCGGGGGCGGATTACGCCGACGCAGGAAGTCCACCACGTCAAGCCGCTGTCCCAAGGCGGCACCAACGATGACGATAATCTCAGGGCGCTTTGTAAGTCTTGCCACTCGGAGATCACTGCCCACGAAGGCGGACGCTGGGGACGGTAGGGGCGGTCAAAATCTCTACAACCTTCGCCCAGGGCAACGGGCGGCGGGTCACGCGCGAAAAAATCACGGTTCAAACAGGGGATTAATCCCCGCCGCGGCAAGGAGGTGAGGGCGCGTGGCAAAAGACGGAACAAACAGGGGCGGCAGGCGTGTCCGCGCCGGGGACAAACCGCAGCCTCTGGCGGAGAAAATCACGGCGGGCAAAGCCGCTCGCGTTTTGGAAGCCACTAAACTGCCTCCAGAGTCGCTGCTTGAAGCGGGCGAATTAGGGAACGCGGCGGATTTATTTGGCGAAGATATCCCTTCCCCAAGCGACTACCTCAGCGCGAGGCAAAGAGACGGCAAGCCGCTGGGCGCGGACGCGCTGTTCATCGAAACCTGGAGATGGCTTAAAGATCGCGGTTGTGAGAAATTCGTCAACCCGCGGCTGATTGAAGCCTACGCCCAGGCGTTCACCCGCTACATCCAGTGCGAGGAAGCCATCAGCACCTACGGGCTTTTAGGCAAGCACCCGACCACGGGCGGCGCGATAGCCAGCCCATTCGTGCAGATGAGCCAGTCGTTCCAAAAGCAGGCGAATCTGCTCTGGTATGAGATTTTTGACATCGTCAAGCAAAACTGCACCACCGCTTTTGTCGGCAATCCGCAGGACGACGTGATGGAGAGGCTGCTCTCCGCCAGGAGGGGCGACAGATGAAGATAGAAAAAATCAAGGTTGGGCTATTAAAGCCCGCCCGGTACAACCCGCGCAAGGACTTAAAGCCCGGCGATAAGGAATATCAGAAGCTTCGCCGCTCCATCGAGGAATTCGGCTATGTGGAGCCTGTAATCTTTAATCGCCGGACCGGCAACGTGGTGGGCGGTCACCAGCGCTTGAAGGTGCTGCTCGATTTGGGCCACACCGAGATCGACTGCGTGGTGGTGGAGCTTGACCCAGAGCGGGAAAAGGCACTCAACCTTGCCCTCAACAAGATTCAGGGCGAATGGGACGAAACCAAGCTGGCCGAACTGATGGCGGAGCTTGACGCGGGCGCGTTTGACGTATCCCTCACCGGTTTTGACGCCGCAGAGGTCGACGAGCTGCTCAATCGCTGGCACGCCAAGGAAGCGGTGCAGGACAACTTCGATGTGGACAAGGAAAAAGAACGCATCGAGGGCGAAGGCGCGATCACAAAGCCGGGGGATATCTGGCTTTTGGGCAAGCATCGCCTGATGTGCGGCGACTCCACCAGCGAGGCTGATTTCGCAAAGCTCATGGGCGGCGGCCACGCACAATGTGCCGTCACTTCGCCGCCCTACGGGGTGGGCAAGGACTATGAAAAAAAAGGTATTGAAGCTTGGTTTGCTACCATAAAGCCAGTAATAAAAAATATTTGTAAATATGCTGATGTAATCTGTTGGCAGATGATTGACCTTTATTGCACAGGCACTCAGTTCATCGAACCAACGGGCTTTTACAGCATTCAGATGTTTTCGGACAGAGGCTTTCGCCCCATCTGGATCCGCATCTGGAAAAAGCAAGGGATGAATTTCGGCGTGGGCCCCTATCACCTTGTATCCAACAAGCCGGTGCAGCAGTACGAGTACATTTCAGCTTTCAGCAAAAACGGCGAGGCCGAGGAATACAACGACCAGGAATATCTATGGCTGTCCGCTTTTGCCGGGCACAGTTACCGGTTCGTAAAGCGGCTGACCAAGGAGGAGCGCAAAAAATGGGGCTATGCGGGCATCTGGGAAATGACAACGGTGCGCGCCAACAAGGAGCATCCGGCCATGTTCCCGGTGGAGCTGCCCTGGCGCTGCATCAAAATGCACAGCGACCGGGGCGGCATTGTTTTGGAGCCATTCTCCGGCAGCGGCACTACCATCATCGCAGCGGAGCAGACCGAGCGCCGCTGTTACGCCATGGAGCTTTCTCCCGTTTACTGCGACTTGGCGGTCAAACGCTGGGAGGAGTTTACAGGCAAGAAGGTAGTGAAGATTGGATGAAACAGAACAAAATAATTATGATATGGAATAGTGCAATTTATAATTGACATCATGTATAGTATAAGGTATAATATTCAATATCAGGAGGTGTTGCGTCTGTGAAAAATAAAAAAATGAAAATAGCACGAATAGAGTGTGATGTTTCACAGGAACAGTTGGCCGAAATGGTAGGAGTTACTCGACAGACGATTAGTCTGATTGAGTCCGGTAATTATAATCCGACGCTTAAATTGTGTATTGATATTTGCAGAGCACTTAATAAAACCTTAAATGATTTATTTTGGGAGGAATGATATATGCACACAGAAAAAATAGTCAAAGAAGCAAGAGCGATTATGGTAGTTAGCATTATTGTTGGAGTTGTGTTACTTGGTGCAGGCATAGTCTTTGGTATTATGGATGTGGGTTTTATTTCAAACAAAAGAGCGCTAATTGGATTGTCCTTTATACCTTTGAGTGTCGCCTTTGTCTATTACTTGAAACTTTCAAGAATTAAGAAATCCCCACAGAAGATGAAGAATATAATTATTAGTGAAAGCGATGAAAGACTTGTGGCATTAAAGAATGAGGCTGATGCAAAAGCATTTAAAATAATTCAGGGAGCTATATTTTTAAGTTACATGGGTTATACATTGATGGTGCCGGAAGATATTTTGGAATCTGTTGGTTGGTGGATATTAATGGTTCTTCTGTTCATAACTTTTATGTCTCAAGCGATATTAGCAATGAAAGTTACGAAGAACCTTAATTCTGAAGACTAATAAAACTAATTAAAGTAAATGCAGCAATAGTAAAAGGCAGCTTTGACTTAAGGCTGTCTTTTATTGTTGCTGCCTAAAAATCATAAAGCATATTGGAGTGTGGAATACTTTTGGAGATACAGAAAATTCCCATCACAAAAATCAAGGCGGCAAAATACAACCCCCGCAAAGACTTAAAACCAGGCGACGCGGAATACGAACAGCTCCGCCGCTCCATGGCGGAGTTTGGCTATGTGGAGCCTGTCGTCTGG